ACCACATTTAGGATTAGGAGGTAACCACTCTTCAAATTGTGTTCCTGATGGTATGGCTTCTGTTGACGTCCATGTACCAGCTTGAATCCAAGAAATTACAGGGATCAATTTGCCAGTCAAAGGTATTGGTATAGAAAGATTGAAATCTGAAGGCTTAAATTCTTCATCATGGGGTAGGTCCAACCATCCATGAGGTTTATCAAAAGCTAATTCAATTTCACGAGCAACTTTATTACCAATACCTTTAATAGGATTCGTACCAGCAAATTGGCTAGCTTGGGATTGTCCTTTTCCTATTTTCTCAGCAAAACTGGACACGCCACCAACTTGATCGACAAGTAAGCGAGTGTTTCTGTATCTGATTGATTTGCTGTCCATATATTTCCTAAACTTTTTGTGACATGTCACATTTGTCAATTGTAGTTTCATCACCTAAAAGGTAAACAAGAAAAAAGGTTGTATTTTCATTACCTAAAAGGTAATATTTAGATTGATTAGAGAGGATCAATCTATGCGATTTAGAGACTTCATTTTAAAAATGACTCCTGAGCAATTAGACAAGTATGCAAAAGCTGCTGGTACAACAAGTGGTTATCTAAAGACACATCTTTTGTATGGATATAAAGAACCACGTAGAAAACTCCGTACAGCTTTAGTTCAAGCAAGTAATGGGCAAGTTTCTGAACAGGAAGTCTTACAACATTTTGGGTTGTATCCAGTTCAAACATTACTTAACCAAAATGGTAATGAAGTATCCATCTAATAAACACGTTCAAAAGGACTCGCAATGAACATATTAGATGCGGCTTACCATACGGTTCACGATTTTAAAGGCGGGGCAAATGCGCTTGCATCACGTATGGGTATCAAAAGCCCTGCAGTACTAAACAGCAAGGTCAACCCAAACACGGAAACACATCACCTGACTTTGCTTGAAGCCACAAAACTGATGGGCATAACAGGGGATTTTCGAATACTTCAGGCGATCTGTGCAGAACATGGCAAAGCAGCCATCGATCTGCCGGATATACCAGAGAGCCATAGAGACAGTTGCCTGATGGATACCTTTCTCAATATCGGTATCAAGAAAGGCAACGTCAGCAAGCAATTTAGAGAAATGCTTGCGGATGGGCGAATAACAAAAGGTGAGGCAATCGACATGGCCAAGGTCATACACGACATGCATGTACTGCTTGCCACGCTAGAGCAACAAATTAATGCGTGTATTCAGAGCCAATTAAAAACCGCTTCCAGTTATTAGCAGCGGAAGCGGTTTTATGACCTTTATTCATACTTGCTAAGCGAGAAGAAAATATGAACAGACACAATCTAGCAAAACAGGCTGGCAAAGACAAACAGAATTCTGATTATGTGACAGGCGACATAGTTGTTTATATCAGTGGTGGTAACAACGGACTCCATGAGATCTACAAAGTTCATAGCAATACGTGCGTTTCTATTAAACCGCTAAAAGGAAGTTTATTACTTCAACGAGTTACATCAACAGTCCTATTACGTCATGCCACAGTTGCAGAGTTACAGGCAGGTAAGCGATCCCGTAATACAGATCTGGTCATTATGGATATGGGTGACGATCGTGATATTGAAAACCACATTTCAAAAAACTGCCGTGTGATTAGCAATGATTTTTCTAAATTCCTGAGTAGAGCGTTGAATGCTCAAAAGGAGATGACATGAGCTTAGATGCAACCATTTGGGCATTTAAGGCAACCGTCAAAACATCAAGCCAGCGCCTTGTCTTACTTGCCTTAGCCGACCGAGCCGGTGATGAGCACAAATGCTATCCGAGCCTAAAACGTTTGGAGAAAGACACAGTACTCAACCGTAAAACCATTATTAAAGTTCTGGATGAACTCGAAGAAGGTGCATTCATAAAATTTACGGGTAAAACGACAGGTAATGGAGTAAAGATCTATCAACTGATAGGTGTTGTTGGCCGAGAAGATGAAGATCCAACCAGTACCAAAAATGGAACTAGTCCCAAAAACGGAACGGGTACCAATTTAGGTACTGGTTCCAAAAACGGTACTAGTACCAATAACGGAACTGCCAGTAGTCCCAAAAACGGTACTGCAACCAGTACCAATATTGGGACACAGAACCTCCCAATGAATCTCTCATTAGAATCTAAAAATAAAAAAACGTGGCTTTGCTTGAAAAAACTTCTTGAGGAAATTGCTCAAGCAGAACCTGACCAGAATCCGGATGAGTTGATTCAAGCCAGTTGGTTTGAACGAGAGCGAAATGCTTTCGAAAGATTCAACGAGTCGAAGAATGTTTGTGATGATCTCTTGGTCTATCACTTTGCAGACTGGTTACTGAATGCGAAAACGAAATATGAGACGCGGGATCAGGCGAATCTTCCGAAAACAGGGGCGCGGGTTCGAGTCCCGCTGAGTGCATCAAACGGATTGAGCGACAAACAGATCAGATTCTTTGCAAGCAAGTTATCTAGACTACCTGACTTCGCTAAATACTCAGTAGGCAATGAAAGCTATGAGCAACTGGGGAAACGTTTGGAATCAATGCTCAAAGATCCTGCAAACCTCAAGAAGTGGGCTGAGTATCTGATCAATATCAGCAATGAGCATAAGGGTAATGCGGCATGACCTCAATGAGCATCGATCAGTACCACCGTGAAATATTAAAGCAGAGTGATAAACCTAAGGCTGCCAAGCGCAACAAATACAATGCAAGCAAGGTTGATTGTCACGGCATGACGTATGACAGCAAGAAAGAATTCAAGCGGTACATCGAGCTCAAGGCTATGCAGCAACGCGGGGAGATTACCAGATTAGAACATCACACCAAATTTGAACTGGCACCTAAAACGAAATTAGAGGGAGAGAAAAGGGCAAAGCCAGCAGTTAGATATTATGCGGATTTCACTTACTACAACGGCGAAGGCACATATATCGTTGAAGATGTTAAGTCAGCAGCTACCAGAAAGCTTCCAAGTTATCGCACTAAAAAACACTTAATGAAAACGGTTCACGGCATTGATATTACAGAGGTATGAGCATGGATACAGTAGCAGCTAAGTTTGAACAATTTGAATGGTTGACTCATGGTCTTACTGCGAGTTCACCGAATTTAGAACCAAGTGTTCGCGGTACAGGAGAGAAGCCATTGGATTATCAAGATCGCTTGGGTGCTATTGCCTCTATGGATACTCAACTTGCAAAGTCGGTAACTGCTTTGATTGTATTTGAAGGAAAGGCACAAAGTGACTATGAATATGTCCGTCAACATTTAGCTAACATAATGATTAAAAACGCCGTGGCTGATAAGAAAAGAGAACCAGAAGGAATTGCTGTGTATCATTTGTCCTGGCTGATAGCAAAGATGGTATTGGATTTTGCCTTAGATCCTGAACTTGAAGAAAACTACACTGCAAAAGGAAGATTGATGTATGCAGGTATTAAAACTAATCAAATGGGTGTAGATAGTTATCGGATGACATGGAAGCAATATGAAAAGTTGATGACGTTAGCGATTGAATCAGCGATATCAGAAGCAGGTAAAGCAATTGATGTGTATAAAAGAAATACTTTTAAAGAAATTAAAATTTAACAGTTCCTTTCACACGGAAACAAAGGTATATTTTTACTATACTGGTCGAAGTGCAAATAAAGCATTGAAGCCGATTAAGAGCTCTCATTGTGAGGGCTTTTTTGCTAATGGAAAGGTTAAATAATAATGTTAAAAAGAAATGCGCCAATCCTTGTTCTTATTTGTATCGTGGTAGGTGGAGTGTGGTATTCGCTCTCTAGCGGTAATTCATTATTTGGTCGTAAACCTTTGCGAATAGATTCTAGATGTTATGGGGTAGATGTACCCAAAACCATTAAATATAACCAAACTGAGAACTTTTGCTCATGTGTTCATATAGGTGGCCATGTAAGTAAAGAAGAGAATTATAAATATTGCGTTAGTAGATTCAGTAATTAAATTCAAGGCCGCCGAAAGGCGGTTTTTTATTGTGGGTGAATAAATCCACTTTATCAAAACCCTGAGATTTTAAAGAATTCCCCATTCTGGGGAGTGCAGCATTATCCATGTCGGGTAGTGCTTTTTCTAACCACCTTCGGGTGGTTTTTTTATATCCAAAAAAAGGAAAATGAAATGACAACCACAACAAATAATTGGTACCTAGATAAATGTACATATTCAAATGGCCAATTGGTTTGGGACAATACGTCTACTGATTTTGGAACACCAGAATCACCAATGATCATGTATGGATATCATGCGGCAATTAAAGCAAATGTTGGTGATACGATTGAATTAATTGCTGCTAATCATTTGCAATCTATCGATAAAGTTCATAGTGGCTTCCGGTTAATAGCCACGTATAACTCATTTGACCTTGGTGGAACCAATTTTGGATTTAATAATAGTCATAATGGGCATACTAACGATTTTACAATCCTTGATGTAGGGGAGAGTTTTTCAACAACTAACTTACCAATTAAGTACCAAATGACTTTTATTTCAACGACACAATTTGAGCAAGTAGTAACATCAATTGATGGAACAGTGGAATTATATCGATATACAAAGACTATTCCTGAAATTGAAGAGGATATGTATTTCAATTTCACCCTAGTTTGTGAAGATGCATCGGATGTTGTAGCGACATCAATCGCTGTTCTGTAATATTTAAAAGCCCATCGAAAGATGGGCTCTTTTTTCGTTTCTGAGATTTGAAAAATGTATTGATTTCAATATTCACCGTGAAAACAGAAAATTGAAAATAACAGGAATGAAGGTATTTCGTTTTAACGAAAACTAGGGTATAGTTTTTCTATACTGGTCGTATTACGGTTTAACCATGACCAAACAATGAAAGCTCGCATTATGCGGGCTTTTTTACAATTTATAAAGATGACTTAATCACTAAAAGTAATGGCATGATTAGCTTGAAGAAGAAATCAAAAGTAGTTATTTCGGGGATAATTATAGTATCCATAATTTTCTTTCTGTTTATTCTGGTTGAACCCAAAGTTATAGGTGAGAAATTAGGGTTTGATGCAAAAGGAATAGTTGACAGAATATTGAAAAAGGAACCTTCAGCTAGACAAATTTATGAAGAAGAATTGCTTAAAGCAAAAAATAACCCTAAATTTCATTTCACTAAAAATGAGTATTTAGGTGGTTATTATTGGATAACACGTGTGGCACCCAAAGGGAAATATTTTTTAAAAGGGGATGATGGCGAACCTTACAATTTCTATAAATATGAAATTGAGTTTGAAGGTTCACTCATGGATATTGATTTTATTTCTGACATAGCAAAAGTAAATTCACCTGTTTATCTTATTTTAGACGAAAAGCAAGTATTTGATCTAAAGGTAAAGTGGTCCTCTTATGGTATTTCTCCAAAAGAAAATTCCTTTAATATTAATAGGGTTGATACAGACAATGAAGACAAACTAATAAGAAAAATTCTAGATTCAAAAAAAATAACTTTGATATTTAAAGATGCTAATAATCAATCAAAGAAAATTGAATATGATGTCGATGGTCTTCGGTTAGAAGGGATCTATCCTGAAGATTTTTGTGGTGTAAGAAAGTTTATATTTTCTAATTTTTTTGTGTGTAGTGGGTGATAGATTGAAAACAAGAATTAAAGTTTTAGTTATACTTTTAATCACCATATGTTTAGGGGGGATATACACATACCGAGTACACCAAATAAATCAGGAAGAACTTAGGGTGCAAGAGTCTATAAAAAAATGGCAACAAGTTAAAAAAAATCCATTTGTAAAATACCATATGTATTTTACATCAGCAGAAAAAAGAAAAGATCCTTCAGCAGTTCGCGCTGATCTTCATATGAATATTTATTCTAATAATCCAAAAAGTACTGTAAGTCTTGAGTTAGATCATGGTTTTTTAAAAATTAAGAACTTGCATAAGCTAGGCTGTTTTAAAAAAATGAAACAAGAAGAGGTCGAACCCGATGCTTTAAAGGACTATTTTTTTGTGTGTGAAGTTATAGTCGTAAGAAATGATGATTTTACTAAAGCTGTAAAAATTAATGAAGATACCTTTTTTTTATGGGCAGATTGGATGGATGAATCTGAATTTAGTACTTCTGATAGTAATATAAACTCATTTTTAGATTTGTCAGTTTTCTATTCAGAAAAAACTAAATTGTTGATAAAAAGAACTGATTTGAAAAATTCCCCTGTTTATTTTGTTGATTTTAATGTTAAGGATCTAGTGGATCCGCTTACATACTTGTATCGTGAACAAAACTATATGAGAGAGAACAATATATCTCCAAAACAGTATGGTTGTTTAGTTGGAGATGAGGTGTGTTAAAACTCATCGAAAAGTGGGCTTATTTGCATTCTGTGGTATAAATTTATCTCCAATAATTAAGGGGATAAAAATTTTTATAGATTTAAAAAATGGTGCTTCTGTTCATGCTGATTTTGTAAGAAGTGCTTTGGTTCGTAAAGCAAATGGAAAGTTTTTTGTTTTAGTGAAAATGCGAACAGATAATTCTAGTGGCTCTAAGATTGGAGTAAATAGAATGTATGAAATTGAATTTACTGATCTTGAAGCCTTGAATTCTTATACAGCAAAATATTTCCAAATGGAGCCTTTATCAGAAGAAGAAATTCAAATCCGTTAAGAAGTAATAATTCATAAGCCATGCTTCGGTGGGGCTTTTTTATGCACCATTAGCATAATCAGATTTTGTAACTTTTGCTTTAGAAGATTGAGCGGATGTAGAATCTGAATGATGTTGAGATTTACTAAGTTAAATAGTATGTTAAGTACCTTTTATTGAGCTGGTAGGGTTGTTTGTGAAGAAACTTATAGTATTTGCAGATGGTCAATTCAAAGACCTGCTGAATAAAGAAATCGAAGATAACAAATTGCCATTTTTAAAAGAGATAGTAAAAAACAGAATTGAACTAACATATGGAACAAGGTATTCATTCGAAGTTTTATATTATACAAATAATGTTCAATTACAAATTAATAGGTTGGGTTCTACTATGAAGCTATTGAACTGGCTGGATATGTCGAATAGTACTTTGAAAGAGATTAAGTAAATTTGTAAAAGTTTTTTCTACCCTGGGTATGAGCAACGACATACATGTTTTTTGTTGAAAGCGTGGGTGTTACTTAGAAACGCCTGATGATTTGCGTTTTACAATAGCCTAACGATTTAAAGTAGTTGATAATAAGATTGGATAACAGTCGATATGTAATGGTGTGAAATGGGGAATGTTGTTGTAGGGACTAAAGAGGAATTAAAAAAAGCAATTGAAACTTCCGCAGAGGAGATTGAGTTAGTAGGCGAAGTCCTTAAGCAATACAAAGCGGCTTTGCTGCTAAAAAAGGTGGGTTTGCTTTCTGCTGGTGTCGCGGCTGGATCATTGGTATTAGGTCGTTTTATTCCAGGGCTGGGTTTTGCAAGTGTCCTAAAACAAGCTGCTCAAAACAGTGATAAAATTGATTTAAAATTAGTCATACAAGCATTAAAAGTATTAGTCCCAGTTATGGCTTTTTTTATTATTGTCATGACTGCATTGTTAAAAGATTATGAAGAGATTGATGGAAACCTAAATGGTTCTTTTAAGTTTCGGAAGAAATCAAAATGAATTAGACCCTCTTTGGAGGGTTTTTTAATGGGTAAAATTTATGAACGAAGTCGGATTTGTAATTCAGCAACGCCCATATCCACCTGAATGGCTCTTTGCCCAAGACACACCAAATTTTGCACCGGCACCTGAATTATGGCGATGGATAAAGACTATCTTTCTCAATCCTGAACATAAGCTGTTTAACCCTGATCATGCACATCTTGGATCGTTCTACTATCCACAGATCGCCGTGATGTGGGCAAAAGGTGGATTTCAGAAACAAGGCCGATTTGTGGTTGGCCAAACTGAAAAGATCATGATAAATGCAGGTGGATGGAAGAAAGAACGGCAGGAAGAACAGTTTTATCAATGGTTCAATGATTTACCTGATTACTTAATCACGATTAATGCGACATATGCCCAGCATGCAAATGATGTTGATTTCTGTGCTTTGATTGAACATGAGCTTTACCATATCGCGCATAAGAAAGATGAATGGGGAATTCCATCCTATAACCGTGAAACGGGTAAGCCTAAGTTGACGATTCAAGGTCATGACGTAGAAGAATTCACGGGCGTAGTTCGCCGTTATGGCGCAAATAAGGAAGTGCAAGAAATGGTAAATGCTGCAAATCAACGGCCAACTGTGGCAAAGGCTGATGTCTATCATGCATGTGGAACTTGCTTTCTAAGAGTGGTTTAAATTTTTTTGCCATTCTTCTTAGATGTACTTAGATGGAATGGTTGAAATGGCACGTATTAATAAAAAGGTGAAAATTTTCATCGTAAAAATGCTTGCCGAGTTTGAAACACCAACTGAGGCAGCTAAAGCAGTAAAAGAAATATTCAATGTAGAAGTAACCCCTCAACAATGTGAAGCATACGATCCAACCAAGAAGATCGGTAAAGACTTAAGCCATGAGTTCCGAAAACTTTTCTTTGATGTACGGCGTAAGGCCAATGAAGAGCTTGAAGCGATTCCTATTGCCAACAAACGTTACCGTCTGCAACTACTGCAACAACTTGTAGAGAAATTCCCTGATAACCCTGTATTAACTCCTAAATGGGCGGAACAAGCAGCAAAAGAAATGGGTGGCCAATACACCAATAAGATTGAAAGCTCAGTCAAGAACGAAGTCTCTTATCCATCTGGTCTAGGACATTTTTATGGGCAGTCAACCAACACTCAATCCGATTCTTAAGGACTTCTGGTTATCGCCTGCAAGGAATAAGGTTCTATACGGCGGACGCTTTTCATCAAAGTCGTGGGATGCAGCAGGCTTTTCTGTATTTCTAGCCGATAACTATAAACTTAGAATCCTATGTGCTCGGCAATTCCAGAACAAGATTGAGGAATCAGTTTATTCCTTGCTGAAGGTACAGATCGAACGCTTTGGATTAAAAGACCGGTTCCGTATCCTCAATAATAAAATTGAGAATATTCATACTGGGAGTGAATTCCTTTTCTATGGCTTGTGGCGAAACATTGATGAGATTAAATCACTCGAAGGTGTTGATATATGCTGGTTAGAAGAAGCACATAACGTTTCAAAAGAACAGTGGGAAATCTTGGAACCGACTATCCGTAAGGAACACTCACAGTTCTGGATTATCTTTAATCCAAGGTTAACAACAGACTTTATCTACCGACGTTTTGTGACCAGTCCACCACCGAATACCGTAGCTCGTAAGATCAACTATCTTGATAATCCTTTCCTATCTCAAACGGCTTTGGCCGTTGCAGCGGCAGCAAAAGAGGAAGATCTGGATAATTACACTCATATTTATTTAGGTGAGCCGAGAGAAGATGATGATGCCGTCATCATTAAGCGTAGTTGGATCTTGGCAGCGGTTGATGCGCACATTCAGCTAGGCTTAGAAGGTTTGGGAACAAAACGCATAGGATTCGATGTGGCAGATGATGGTGATGACAAGTGTGCAAATGCTTTATCTCATGGTTCCATTCTTTACGATGTGGATGAATGGAAAGGGCTTGAAGATGAGTTATTAGCCAGTTGTACCCGAACTTATATGCTTGCAGAAAAACACCAAGCACGAATCATTTATGACTCAATTGGAGTAGGTGCTTCCTCTGGTTCAAAGTTTAAGGAACTAAATGAACAACGCCGTTTATATATTAAGTATCTAAAGTTCAATGCAGCCGATGCAGTGCATAATCCTGAGGGTATCTATGATGGTACTCAAATGAAGAACAAGGACATGTTTTATAACCTAAAAGCTCAGTCTTGGTGGTTATTGGCAGATCGCTTTAGAAATACCTATAACGCAATCACGAAAGGACATCTGTAGCCACAAAGCAAACATGGATGCTTAAGCCGTTCATGATGCAGCTTTTAGCTGTGATCTGCCAGACCACTTTTGGACGTTTGATACCAGAGCTTGGGATTGTTTTTAACCCATTATGGCAACTAGACGCTAAAGTCCGATCCGAAGTGGAAAAGGCCAATGCTGAGCGCGATGCTAAATATCTCGATATGGGTGTTATTACTGAGCCGCAGATTGCACGTCAACTCGTTATTGACGAGGTTTACTCTGTGATTGATGAGGCCCACATCAAGCAACTTGAATTAATGGTGACACCAGATGACGACAATAATCCAGATTCTGAAACCCCACCTGCAGGAAAGGAAGAAACGTAAAAAGGGGCGTAAGGCAACAAAGCCAAGGCCAGTAAAAGTAAATCGCCGTATTGAGTTTTACTACATGCGGCAATTACTGGCCATTTCTAAATATTGTCAGGATCAGACTAAGGAATTAGTCATCCCAACAGTTGGCCAGAATATCGGTGATGCTTGGTTTTCTGACATGATTGCGGCTTTTAAAGAAAAGCTTACTAAGTATGTAATCGAGATTGCTAGGCCAATTGCTCAGAAAGTTGTAGGTGACACAAGTAAAGAAGTGGACAAGCAAATTGCTGAACATACCAAGTCAATTATCGGAGTGGACCTAACGCCATTTTATCGTGCTGCTGATATTCAGGATGTGGTTGATACCAATATTGAGGCCAATGTCGCTTTAATCAAATCGATACCACAGCAATACTCGGACAAAGTTGAGGCACTGGTCCATAATGCATTGCAGACAGGCCAGACAAATGAAGAGTTAGCGAAGGAAATTGCAAAGCTCGGCCAAACGACTGATTCCCGTGCACGTTTAATTGCAGCAGATCAGATGGGTAAGATTAATGGCCAGATCAACAAGGCTCGTCAGTTATCCATGGGGGTTGAAACTTACACCTGGCAAACGGCCAAAGATGAACGTGTACGTTTAGATCATCAGCATAAGCAGGGCAAGACATTTAGATGGGATGATCCACCAACAGGCGGTCATCCTGGAGAGCCTATTCGGTGTCGATGTACGGCGTTGCCAAATTATGAGGATATTTTGCTTAATT